GTTCATCTTTTTTGTTTTGTAGTTCTCTTTCTAATAATGTTTGTCTAACTAACAAATCCCATTCTGATTCTGTGTAGTAATCTCTCATAGCATCAAAATCACCAGACCATACCCAGTCATCATCAATAGTGTCAGGTCTAATATAGTATGCAGTTCTTGGTTTTCTTTCCATGAGTTTTCTGTTTTCTTGTTTAGACCAAAATTCAACAGCACTTTCTGTATAAGGCGTTTTTACAGCAGGTTTTCTTTTAGTTTGTATTAGAGGAATTGGATTAATACCAAATCTATCAACAAACTCTGACTGTGTTGTAGTGTAATCGTAATCATTAATTTCTAGCATTCTTCTGTATTCTTTTACTAATGATTGAACAAACCACCATTGTCCATCTTTATCTTTAATTTCCATTCTAGGTTGCAAACCTGTAGGTAAAGTAGCTTGTACAGCACCTCTAATTAACCATTGATTGTTTGCTGCATCTCTATAATTTTCTAGGTTCTGTGCTGCTAAACCTGAGTCAGTAGGGTCAATAATACCTTTAGCGTACAAAACACCTAATGTATCTATAACAGAACTAGCGTATCTTGCATCCTGTATTTCATCTGTATTTTGACCAAAGCGTTCCCCAGTAAGGACTTTTTGTATAGCAGATGGCACAACTTCAAAAACAAGGTTACTCGCAGATGGATTCATTCGGTAATCACCTAATAAAGTTTCTTCTACTACTTTAGGTAAACCATTACCTATGTTGTCTAGGAACTCTAATGCCCAAACTTCCCTTGAACCAACACCAGGTAGGAAACCATTAGCTGTAACTAAGTTAAGTGCAGACAAAAATCCTGCAGGTCTTACTCTTACACCTTGTTGTCTTAAATCTTCTCCAAAGAAATTCTTTTGTATTACATTAAATGGGTCAGGGTAAGTAAACATACGCTTACCAGTTACTGGGTCTTTAAAGAAAAAGCCCATCTCTGCATCCCAAGGTTTATTTTCATCACCTGCGTCAAAAGCAATTCTTGACCTATTAAATTTTTGTGGACCTTGACCCATTAAAGTTCCCCAAGTCTTATAAACCTCTGCACCTATCTCTGGAAATGGAATATAAGAAGATAAAGCATCAGAGAACTGATGTCTTGATTTAGTACTATATAGTAAATCAATAACAGTTGTTCCTGCTTTTTTACCTAGTATATTCATTAATACATCCATATCTTGTATCTCATCAAGGAAACCAACTTCTCTTTGTGCGACTATTTTATCAACAATTTCTTGTAATATATTTTCTCCAAACTTACTACCTCGTAGTGATTGTTCAGCACCTTTTAGAAAATCCATAGCTAAATCTTCTGTCATAGTTGGTATAGCTTCCATGCCATGTTCATAAATACTCCACCTGTACAATGGGTCACGATTAGCAATATCAGATGGTCCAGTTAAAAATACATTGTATAGTTTTTCTAATATATCATCATATTTTGCACCTAGTCTATCTGCATCAAATTTGTTATTTAAACTATTAAATGCACCATTAATTCTGTCTGGAAATATATTGACATCTTTTTTAAATATCTTCCATATATCGTTATAGAATTTTGATGTCTGTCCTTTAATACTTTTAATACCAGAACCTTGTGTAGCTAATATCCAACTCTCTAACCAATCAGTACCATCTGCAAATCCACCATTTTTAAGAAAGTTTAATGCAGAGGATGATGCACTATCTACGCCATATTCGTACAATGGATAAACCTTAACACCATCTCTAAACCTTATTTCTGTAGCCCAATCTTCTGTACGCATTGTTCCAGTCAATGGGTCTTTGATTTTGTATTCACCACCGATATGTCTTGATATTCTATAACCAAGTGCCTCTAAGTTATTACGCAAAGCTACAGGGTTAGCTAGTTCTTCTTTAGCTTGTCTACCTCGTAAATCAGCTTCTTTGACTAACTTAGTCATTACTTGTTTACCATCATAGGATTTAAGCAACCACTCTATTGTGCTGTCTATGCCATCATTTAATAATCTTTGTGTAATAGGGTTTTTAGCTAAGAGTATTGTTTGATGTATCCAATTTCTTATATAATCTTGGTCTATAGCTCCATTAACAATTTTGTCGTAACTAACAAAAGCACCATCCAATGCTGTGTTGTTAACTGGTTCAAAGAATTGTGACAAAGCCTTTCTTGACATAGCTTGTAAGTAATCTTCTTGTAAAGGTAGCCAACTACCATCAGGAGCTACATTAGCTACACCTCGTTTTGTTCTTTTTATAACTTTTGCTACATCAAAGTTTGTATCAAATAATGCTTCCATAATTTGTTTTCTAACAACAATGTCATTAGTAGCAGCATCTCTTAATAATTCTTTATTAGGTGATTCTTTGTTAACAAACCACATAAGATTATCACCTGTGTCTATAGCTTTGTTCCATCTTGACAATTCTGTAGAATCTAAGAAGTTTTTTAGCCAAACAGCATTTCTTGTTTCGTCTGGTATAAAAGCACTGAGTTGTTTACCTTTGATTCCTAATGTTGCTAAACCAACAAGAGCTTTTTCTATAGACTTAGTAGAGGTATCTTTAAGTGGTGGTATTGTAACTGATACATCTATGTAAACTCTGTTATCTGTTTTGTCTAACCACCAACCTAATACATGATTTTCTTTTCTTAAATACTTTTGTCTTAGTGGTGCTTGTGCATCTTCTACTAAGTAATTAATTAACAATGGTTCTATAAGTTCCTCTACAGGTGTCCCAATAGGTTTATCTAAAGTTACTGCCATTTCTTCTACATTAAATGAATCTCCTAGATTTTTATATGGACTTACAGCGCCAAACTGTGCAGGGTTGACCTCTCCTGTTTGAAGGTTTATAGAACCTCCATTAGGATTGTCTGATATTACTTTACCAATAGACCTACCATCATTTGCTTTTTCTTTTATTGCACCTTTGTATATTTTAAGTGATTTTACAGGTTCGATATTTAACTCTCTAAATATAAAATCTCTACCATCATTACCATTTAAAACCCATGAAACATAATCATCAGATGCCATACCATATTCGTTAACACCTATCTTCATGTGTTTAAGTAATCGTTCTACTTGTGGGTATTCCATTTGTGCAGCTTTTACAAACTCTGGACCAAGAATTTCCTCCATCATAGGCATTTCTCTTTTTTTAATTCTTGTTCCCCATAGCACATCACCATAAGCATTCTGCATTTCTAGTGTTGTTCCTTTAGTCATTTTTACTGCATAGTAAGAAAGCGGATGATTAAGTCCTACACGAGAACCACTGAATATAATACGCAACATTTCTTCTGGTATAACTCTTGCTATCAGTGCAGGTCTAAGCATCCATACAGGTTTAAGAACTTTTTGTAATAGATAATCTTCATACATAGCTCCTAATGTTGTTTGTCCACCAGGTGTAGCTCTTTTAGTTCTTGGGTCAGTTTTAAGTTTTCTACCACCAAGTCTTTTGATTAATCTATTAGTAACCTTTTCAGTAGGTTCATCAATAAAATTTCTAAGATTAGATTTTTTAGTGCCTATAACATTTCTCCATAAAGGAAAAAATCTTTCTAGTTCTGCATAATCAATCAATGTTATGTAATTATCAACATACTCTGAAATCATTTGTGCAGTTGGTACAGCTTCAAATACTGTTTCATCTTTACCAGTTTTTGTTTTAGTTTTTGTTCTTACTTTAAACTTAACTCCTGGATACGCTAATTGTTTTCCACTCTCTTCTGTAGTCATGTATCTTTTTAAATCTGACTCATTAGCTAAAAATTCCATAGATTCTTTTATTTCATCTTTAAAATCTGCTAAGTCTGGATTTCTTTCTACAATTTTTTCACCAATATCTTTATAGACTTCTTTTACTGTTTCTAACATATCTTGTGGATTATCAGTATCTAGGATTTGTTCCATATATTTATTTCTTGCATCATTAGTAAATCTTGCAGATTTCATAATGCCATCTAAGTTTCTAGCACTTTCTCCAATATTTTTACCTGATAGTTGTTTACCTGGTGCTAAGTCAAAGTATCTACTCATTCTTCTTGGAATAGATGAGCGTAAATCTCCACCTACTCCAATTATTCCTGTAAACAAATTGTCTGCTGCTGTTGGATTAAAAACTGCTGCAACTTTGTTAGCTTGTTCCATAAGTTTTCTAGCTCCACCAACATCAGTATCTTTACCTAATAATTTTTTAGCTATAAGGTTAGAACCTTCTCCCAATAGATTTGGTTGTATAGGTAATTTTAATTGATTACCTTCTGATATAGCTCTTACAACATCATCATTAAGACCATAACGCAACTTCATAGCGTCATCAACACCTGCTAAATTACCATTTTGCATTAATGATGTTAAAACTGTTTTCATAAAGTTTTTATCGTCAATGACAGTAAGCAACCTAAGTAACTCTACAGGTGCTTTGTTTAATCCTGGCATATCCATCAATGTAGCTAAATCAGTATTGGCAACAAAAGCATCAAGAAGTTTATCTCCTCTTTTAGTATTCAGTACTTGTGTTGCTGTACGACCAAACATTAATTTTCTAGCTTCTTTTGGTGAAATTACTTTTGATGTACCATCTGATAGTTGCATAGTTCCACCCTTGATTGTTTTAACAAATTGATTTATTAGTGGAATGTTTTTTATATCATCTCCAACCTTTATAGTTTTAAATGCTTGTTGCATACCATCATCAACTAAACTTCTTAGTCCTAACTTCGCACCAGATAAATAACCTAGAGCAGCATTGGTTGGGTCACCAAATACCCTAAAAGCACCATCTAAAGCAGCAGAACCAATAGCGTATCCTAAATCATCTTTAGTAAAGAATTGACCTGCAACTACTCTACCTGGTGATATGTTTACTTTTCCTGCTTTTCTTGTTTCTGTTTTAAATTGATTTTCTTTTTGCTCAAAGCGTTCTGTTATGGGTACACCATAAATTTCTTCTGCTTCTGCGTAGGCATCTCTGTCTGCAAGACCAGACCTTTTTAAATCTTTGTATCCCTGTGTTTCTTCTATTGGTGTTGAGGAGGGAAAATATCCTTTTCCTAAGTTAAGAGGTCTACCTGCTTTTATTTCATCATAAGCTAAGTTAAACTCTGTAGGACCATAAGCATCTTTGCTTTCTTTATATACATCAGCAAACTTATCTCCTACCAAAGCTCTTCGTACTCTATCTGCTGCTTTATCTCCATCTACTCCTGGAATGAAACTAGCAGCACCTGTTAATCCACCAATAAATGTGTTAGCAGCAACTGCTTGAAATTTGTTAGTTCCTGTTTCATCTGCAGCAACAATAGAAGATTTGAAGTTTCTTGATAATGGTTGAAAGCCAAGGTCTAACATTAATAAACCTAGTTGTGATGCTCTTTTACCTTTGGATACTTTATTAATCGCTTGTTGATTTTGTTTAATAACAACATTGTTTTGTCTTTCAGCTAACTGTAAAGCTAAATCTGAATCGTGTTGTACACCAAGCATAGCTCCATACATAACAAGTTTTGCATCCATGTTTGGGTACGCTCTTGATATGTTTGCAGCATTTTGTGCTATTTCAGGTGTAACTGTATTTTTAAAAAAATCTAATTCGTTTAAATTTGCTTTTGTATTATCAGCTAGATATGACTCTAACTCTGGAGGACCAAATAATATTTGTCTGTAGTCTGCCATTAAATACCAAAATAATCTTCTGGGTCTTTCCCTAATTGTGGTTGTGGCACAATATCTTCGGCTAGTAGTTCGTCAAATATAGGGTCATTAGTTAAGTTTTTAGCTGTTATTAAAAAGTTTTGTAATGTGTTTGTAGGTATAACTCTTGGTCCATTACTACCAGGACCTACAGGTATACCTGCTGTGTTTGGTTCAAATTGTTTATTTGTAGGTGCAGATAAATTTATAGGTTGTGGGATTCTACCAACATTAGGAGGTCCACTTGTTAAAGCAGCTTCTTTGTCAACTGGAGGTGCTGAATCTATTTGAGCTTGTATAGCAGCAGTCTGTCCTGTTGGGTCGCCTTCCATTCTTGTAGGGGCAACAATATCTGCATAAGCTCCACTGCCTGTCATGTCAGTTTCTTGTGTCAATGCACTTGGTTTTCTACCTCTAGGCAAAATCATCTCCTCCATCTACATTAAATCCTAATTTAATATTTATATAAACACCTGGTATTGGTGTAGGGACAATAAAGTGATTTATAGGTACATCTTCTTTGCCAACAAGGTCAGTAAATATAACTGTATCTTCTAGCTCTACCTCATCCCAATCTTCACCATTGATAATGTCATAAAATTTTTGATTAACAATACTTTCTTCCATTATGCTCCTTCTGGTTGTGGTTGTTGTCCCAAAGCTCCTAATACTTGTTCTATACCAACTGGTGATTGACCTAGACCCATACCTTGTGGTTGAGGAACTCCTTGTTGTTGTAACAATGCAAGTTCTTCAGGACTTGGTTCTTCACCTTGTGCTGTATAAAATTTATCTAGTATCTCTGCCATTTGTGATGGATTCTTTCTTATTTCTATTGCTGCCATTGTAGCCTTGTTATCACCTTGTGCAGCTTGTGCCATAAGAGATTCAAACAATACAGTTTCTGCTTTTTCAGCGTGTATTCTTTGTTGTATTTTCGTAATGTTATCTAATCCATCCATGTTTTCTTGTAATGTCTGTGTATCAATAATGCCCTGTTGTTTTAATTGCAACCCTGTAATTATTTTTTGTGGCTCATCAAATCCTGCCATTACTCCATACACTCTTCTTGTTTCATACATTTCTGATATATCACTACCAGGTATGTATGTTTCTTTAAAAGCTGTGCCATTGTGCATACCTGCTATTGGTTTACGCTTTGTACTAAACAATGCTTCGTCATATTCCAGACGCTTTGAGTCAAGTTGCTCAATGGCTTCTTTAAGTACAGTCTGATATTCTCTTACATGAAGAGATGCTGACTGACCTAATTCTTCTAATCCTCTACCAGTAACAAATGAGTTAGGTGATTGTCCATCATCAGATACTGGGTAAGCTGCACCAAGTCTGAGATGTCTTTCTAATCTATCTACTTGTTGAAATAATTGATATGGCAAATTGTTAACAGGTTTTGATACAGATGAGCCAGGTGTGAAATAGTTTACAGCACCTCTACCTTTTCTATACTTACCTGATTCTATTTCTCCAACAATGTTTGTTTCTGTAAACACTGCATCTTCCATAGCAATAGTTCCAAGTATATTAATCTTTGCCATGTTCGCCATAAGTCCTGTAATGTGTTGAAACTGACTTTGCATTTGGTCAAATGAATATCTTTTTGCTACAACGAAACAAGGACCTGATTTTAATATGTTTGGCATAAAGTCTATTATTTTATTGTTCTCAGGTAAAAATACATAAGTACCTTCTTTATCTCTAAACTCTACAACTACTTTTCCTTGACCAGTTGAGTTAGCCCAACTGCCTTGTCGTTCAGTTGTTTCTATAAGAACTGAGTATGCACTTTCTTGTGCTGTTTCGTTTTGTGCATAAATGTACTGTTTAGCTTCAGGATATTGTTCAGCAAGTATGCCATGAGGTACTCTACGAATAATTGCTAATTCGTTAGGTTCTTGGTCGTTGCCAAAGTTACCTGGATAACAATTGAAAGAATCTTGTAGTTCTGCATAAGGGTATGGATTATCATTTCTATCTCTTTTGTGGTTTATTGTCCATACAACAAAACCATAACCTGGCAACCATCTAGCTGCTTGTGGTAGTTGTTTATGTAGTTTATTAAATTTATCGTATGAAGTAACAATTCGTTCTATTTTTTCTGATTTCTTTTTTGCTCTTTGTGAGTCATTGTCATTAGTTATATCTACTTTTAAATCTGGCGCTCTACCTAATTTCTGTGCAAATCTCTCTAGCGCTGTTAAAAATAAGTTAGGTGCAGGTAGTTGATTATATTCAACATTCATTTTGTCACCAAGTAGCGCTTTTACTGCTGCTTCACCACCATTCATAATGTCACGAATCCTAGACCTATCTAACATTCCCTCTTGATTTATAGCTCGTAAGTAATCTACTTTTTGTGCTAATTGTTCGCTATTTAAAGGCATTTATCTCCAATTATCTATATCTATACTACTAGGTTCATACCCAGAAAAGCTAGGATTATAATCATACCCTAACTCAGCAAATCGTTCTTTTTGCATACGCCTAATTGCTCTCATTGGAAACCAACTAGCCATAACAATGTCAGTTTTAGTACCCACGCTTTTACTCTTGTTCTTTGCAGAACTAAAATAAACTAACTGACTTGTATATAAGTTTACCTTTTCTTGTGCTTCAAAGCTAAGATATGGCAAAGAAATTTTTTGTTCTTGAAACATTGGTCGCATAGCTGTAACACCATACATAGGGTCAAATTTGTTCTTATAAGTTTCGTGACCCTCTAAAAATATTGCATGACCTGATGCAAACTCTCTAATAGATTTGTCCTGTCTAATAGCTTTTTGAAAACCATTTTCTTCTATTACCCAATGAGATACATTGTACTTCATCCACCATTCTTTTATAATGTCTAATGCTTGTGGTATACCTCCACCTAAACTATTGTTCATATCTACCATGTGTAATTTATTTTCTGCAGCATCATAAGCCCACAAAAACGCAGCTTGATAACCTGTAGACGCAGGGTCTAGTCCTGCTATAAGTCTTGTACCTGGTGGTATGTGTCCTATATCTCTTTTTTGGTCACGACATTCCTCTATCTCTACTCTGTCAAACAAAGCAAGTCCATCAGGCATAGCTACATTTAAATACACCATTTCGTATATTGCTCTACCACCTGTAGTTTCTGCTCCTCGTTTTCTATCCATTAACCATTTGTAAGTTCTTTTACCTTGCCACAACATACAGTCCTGGTGTTTGTCCTCTTCCCAGTCAGGTAAATTACATCCTGTATCATGTGCTTCTTCTACAATAGTTTTCCAAGATTCGTTTTCTAAAAGATGTGAATATAAATCGTCATAGTGTTGTCTTGAACCGATAACAACCATAGCGGTGTGTTCCTCTTTACGACTAGAGAGAGTTGTTGTCCACCAACTTCTTGTATTTTCTCTTGATGCAGGTTGCATTGTAGATGTGTGGTCCTCAATGTCATCAGCAATAATTATGTCACAGTCACGAGATAGAATCTTACCACCACGACCAAGACCAACCATTGTCGGACTCTTGATACCTGTAACTGTTCTCGTACCTACAGTAAATCCACTTTGTGACCAAGACTTACCTGTTCTACTACTTGGTTTAAATTTAGGTCCAGGTCCACATATTTCTTCTATTAATAATTCGTTACTTTCAAGTTGGTCAAGTACAGAACTTACTGCGTTCTTTGCAATCTCTTCGTTACCACCTACCCATAAAATACGAATGTTTGGTGTTGTACAAATTATCCATACAGCAAAATGTATAAGCAAATCAGTCTTACCATGTCGAGGCGGAGATAATATCATTTGTTGTTCACCATGTTTTATAGCTTCTAAAATAGAATTAATCCACTTAATGTGAAAGTCTGGCGTTTCGTATGGTTCGCCTTTTTCTGTTTGAAAATATCTATCTCTAAATTTTCTAAAATCTTCTAGTGATTTCTCTGCTACTTGTGGAAGTTCCCAACCATCTTTAGCTTCATCATTTTCTAAATCTTCTATGTATGCGTTGTATGCCATAGAAACTGCAGCTACAGATGTTTTAAGTATCTTGGCTACATCAGACATAGTGTTTTTACCTTTTAGTATCTCTTCGCCTAAACCTGATTCGACAATATCTTTATAAACTTTGCCTCTTCGTTTTTGTACATTTTTTTTGCTAGGTATAACTAACTGGTCATCTTCCTGTGTCCACTCTATACCTTTAGCTTTAGCTCTTTTCTTTTGTTGTGAAATTCTGTTGTAACAACGAGTAGAACAATACTTTCTCGCTTTAGGAGGTAATGGTCTGTGACAACCTGCAGCATAACAAAATTTATTATCTGCCATAATTATCACATTCTTTGTTCTTACACTTCATGTCGTCCTTTGGTAGCAACACCTCTCCACATCTTGGACAGGGGATTATAATACTCAATTATTTTTTCTTACTAGTTGTTTTCTTTTTTTTCTTAGGAAATCCTGCCTTCATATTAGCATACGCTTTAGGACTAATTGTAGAGTTCTTTTTAGACCTACTTGTCCCTGCTTTTTTCCTTTTATTTATATTGTGGTATAAACCTTTTTTAGCTGCCATTTACAACACCTTTCCATTTAGCGCACCATGCAAATGATTGCACTGTTGCTTTCCATAGTGTACAGTATCCTGAAGGTTCATAGAAACTACAGTTACTACATTTCTGATTAGCTTTAGGTGCTAGTTGATACTTCTTAGGTAAATTACTAGATAACTGTTCTTGGTTGTTTATAGCCATAGCTCACCAAGCTCTGCAAGACCAATACCTTGCTGTGGTTTTGTCAGTCGCGGTATCGCATTTATGTCTTGCTCTAAAACTCTTACGAGCTTCAGGATTATCTTTTCGTATTTCCATGTTAGGGTCACCAAACATTACCTTAATTACTTTGTCACCCTTTTTAACATAGACTTTAGATTTCTTACGACCATACCCAGGTTCGCCTTTACCTATTCTAGAAGGTGAATTTAATTTAACTGACTTGCCTTGGTATGTAGCCATTATCTACCTGCTATTAATTTTCTAGACATTCCGATTCTTTTGCGAAATGCATCTAGTTGTTCTTTTTCTTTTTTAGAATATTTATAAAAAGTTGTTATATTACCAAATGTAATTTTTTTAATTTTTTTACCATCTTGTACATAAACTTTGTATGTTTTTGCTCCATACTCTGATTCATTTTTAGCAATTCTAGTAACTTTATTTAACTCAACTGACTTACCTTGGTATGTAGCCATTAGTAACCTTTTTTCTTTTTCTTTCCTTTGGAAACTTTTTTCTTTTTTACTTTATATTTCATACTGTCACTATATCACAAAACCTCCCCGAAGGGAGGTTCTGTCGTACAGTCTGTCCATTTACTGTAATGAAAAATATGAAAGTTCACAAAACTATTACATCTCTTTACACCAGTACACCATATACTTTTGTTACTTAAAGATGAAAAGTTTTCTTTCTTTTCATAAATTGAATTGTATCCTCATACAATTGCCTGGATTTTCCAGGTATAAGTACTATAGTCGTCCCCCCGAATTAAGTGAGAAAAAAATTTTTTTTTATAGTATCTTATGTCCACCTATAGCAAAGCCTCACTTGCGTGAGGCTAGTACTATACAAACAAAGAAAGGAGGGCTATATATTAATCCAGAAGGATTGATTTATATTGCCTTTCTTGTAATTTATTATAGCATACATTACCACTATGCAAGTAAAAGGTATGGGGTTTCTGTGGATGGGCGTAAGCGAAAGGAGGAAACTCTTACTAAACAAAAACCCCATAATAAATACTACCACTTAAAATCAAACATGGTATAGTAGGGAAACAAGCAAAGGTTTCTTCCTGCTTTTAGAAAAGGAATCTTGACAATATACAGTCAATAAAGTGGCACAGCAGGTCCATGGTAACTAGGGTTAAAGCCTATTACTTCACATATTTACATGTTACTTAATTGAGTTCATTCTGGTTTTTGGGAGGGAGTGACACAGGGTTAGAAGTACTGACCATTACAGTAAAGTAATATATTTATTTTTCACAATACCTACACTTAGTGATTTTTAATTCACAAATACCTTACTTAGTGCATTTAATGTACACCACTACATGTTGTACCACTATATATAGTACCACTTTTAACAGCATATCTTTTCAGGGTACAATACAATACAATAGGGGTACGCACATTAAACCCCCCCTAATTTGTCCTATAATATCTATTATGTTGCACTCGGTTATATATAGTAATTAGGTTTATTCTGGATAAGTCTATAATCACTATGAATCAATAGTGGGTAACAATGTACCTAGTTTAAACAGTTACAAAGAGGGGTATGCCTGTTAATACTATCTAACCTTATCTAAAGAGTGGGAAAAAAAAACTAAAAGAAATACCCTTGTTTAAACATAGTTGTTGTATACTTCTATTAACAAACAAAGGAGATACGAAATGACTACTAGAACAAATGTTCTACAATTACAAGCAACAAACAAAAGGTATATGAGCCACTTAAAAGCAAGTGACTTAAAGCCCGAAGACTACCTAACAAAATTCGCTGAGTACTGTGTTGAGTTAGCAATAGAATCTGGTTGGGGCAGTCGTGAGAATCTAGGCACTGGGTTAACTGTTCACATCTCGGATACACGAGGCAGAAAAACTTCTGCCAATGCAAACTTAGGGCATGCAGTCGGTATTTGTTGGCACTCAATAACTTCTGAGGGTAATCACCGCAGAATTGAGATAGACCGAGAAACTTCCGATACTATGAAAGCATTGGAGATAGTAGCCCACGAAGTAAGCCATGCAGTAACCCCAGAAGATACAGGGCACAAAGGGGCATTCGTGGAGCTAGTGTTCAAGGTGTTTAAACTGGGAGGAATACCAACAGCAACAGCACCAACAGAGGAATTCCAACAACTAATCTGGAATTGGTTAGAGCAAAATGGCACTTACCCCCACATTAGATTCGTGGATAGAAGACCTAAGCAAACAACAAGAATGGTCAAGTTGGCTTGTGCAGATATAAATTGCGCAGGAGCAACAGAAAAGAGCGTAAGGAATGGAGAAGGTACTATCTGGAGAATGTCATCGGCAGTAGTCTTAAAATCTGCTGACCAACTCACTTGCCCAGTATGTCAAGGGTGGGATATTATCCTCCCCGAAGATATGCCAATATCAATATATAAATAACTAACTAACCCCCCTAAGAACAAGCCCCCTTAATAAAGGGGGTTTTGTTTACCCCTATTTACACGATAGAGCCGATTTAAGAGCCTCTTATTGATTAGGCTACTGTCTACCACTATTAACATGTAAAGCCCTTAGAAACGATTTAAACCTATACCATATATAGTATGTACGAAAATAATGTGAGCTTGTTTAAACAGGGCTAGACATGTCAACAACTAAATTATTATTTCTTTGTAAATAGTTGTTGTATAAATCACAGTTGTAGTAGTGTTAGTAGTAACAAACAAAGGAGAATAAAACAATGAAATACAAAGAAGAAGTCATCAAAGATTATCTTTTACAATACTTAGAAGATAATGATTTAACTATTGATAATGAAGATGTTGACATACACGATGAGGTATTCAATCAAGATTATTTTATTATTGGATATTACAACGCTGAACAATGGTTGATTGATGAACAAGGAAACAATAGAACCTTTGAAGTTTTAAGATATGTAATGGAACAAGAAAAAGACAATTTCGGAGCAGTAGAAACAGTTTACGATAATGCCGAAACACTTGTTAATCATTATGCTTATTGGTTAGGTTACGAAGTAATAGCTGACACATTAGAAGAAATGAAAGAGGGTGTTTAAACAATGATAAGCAAAGAACATATTAAACAACAATTAGAACATATTAAAACAACGCAGGCAGGTTTAGAAAGATGGCTTGACCTTGACAGAGTAGAAGAAATTACTGCCGAGATGGTTACCTCATTCAAGGGAGTAACAGAGCATGTAATTAAAAGAGATATAAATATTATTTCAAGAGAGATTCTTGGGGGTAGTGTTGATGACTTAATGAAAGGGGATGTTTAAACAATGACAGGCGAAAGAGGAATAGATTATAGTAACTGTTATTACGCTAACTTCTGGGCGCTCAGTGAGATGGACAAGGAGGAACAGAAAGATTATGTTCTTGTTCATGCAGTCAGAGAGATGGCGCATGAATGGTGGGGTGGTCATGCTTTCCTACTTAACAAAAAGACTAATAAGATTTTGGATTTCTCTAATGGTAAAAGTTATGTGGGAACAAAAGAGGAACTGTTTAAACAGTGGAACATTCAAGAGGATGGGTTAAGAATGTATTACGAATATACATTTAAAGAATCTGTTATCCAATGTGCTAAGACTGGTACTTATGGAGCTTGGGATTTACTGTTAGAAGACTGGAAGAACGAGGAATGGAGCAGTTATATGAGGAACTATTTCATTCCAACATTTCAACCAGAACTATATCAAGTACGACAAACAAAGAAAGGGGTTGTTTAAACATGCAAGAATATTATTTTGATGAGAAGAATTATATGAATCATTTTAAACAAGCATTTAATACTGGATTGTTTAAAGAGGGAGAACCTTATATGTACATGGGAGAAGATAAAGAGAAAGTTTATTTTAAACATGGACTAACAAGACAGTACAAACATTTAATAAAAGAAAGGGAGGTTGTTTAAACATGGACAACAAAGAACTAAAACAAACAATAACAAAAGGACAGGCAGTTGAGATTGCAGACGCAGAAATTTTCAACAGTCAAGTTAAAGCAGTCAAGTTAGATGGTAGTGATTCAAGGCATAGTAGCAAAGGTTACAAGCCTAAGAAAGAGGCACTAGACAGGACAGAGTTAGACCTTACGATTAGTTGTGATTCAATTTATCATGCCGACTATACAAATCTATTTATAGATGGCGACAGATATGGAGATGGTGTCAGGGTTGTAGGGTATGCCAAAGAAAAAGGTAAAGATTACAGAGATGACAAGACAAATGGATTCTCTATCTACTTAGACAATGAGGAGCAGATAATTCAATTCGCTCAGCAGTGCTTAGATGTACTAGCAATTAAGAAAGAGAAAGGGTATTTGTTTAAACAGTATGAAGATAAACATCCAGAACTACTCAATCACTTTCCTAATCTTAAAGAAAGAACTATGTGCGAAACTGGATTGTACTACTGGGATGGTAGTTTAAACAAGGTAGTAGAAATCACAGAAGAAACAGATGGCGACCTACTAGCAGAACATCCATCATACGATACAGATGAGCATGGAAACTTTGAGCCAGACTATTGGAACGAAAGAGCCATGAAGAAACTACAAGGTATCATAGAGGGCGAGAACTGTGGATGGACAGGAGATACATATATGGACATCAACATAGGAGAGTTGCAGGTCGGTGGTACTTACCGAAATGGATACCATGCTAGGAAAGTACGCACAGAAACAGACAAGAGAAAAAAGAAATGGGTTACTACATTCTTATACAAAGATGGTACGCAAACTAATCTTGATGGTAAGTGGGATGTAACAGACTATGGAACTCTATACAGAGATACATGGGGAGAAAACTAAGACAGTGTTTAAACACATAGCACATAGTCAACAACCATTGGTAAATAAAATTGTTAATGGTTGTTGCTAAGTGTCAATGTGTGGTAACATGGTAACAACAAACAAAGGAGAACAAACAATGGATGAACAAACTAAAAAATATGTTGAATTATTAAATGAACTGTTAAATTTAGATTCTAAGATGGATTTGTTAACAGATGAAACATATAGTAATTTAGAGCAATTATGGATTGACCTAAAAGATTCACAAACAAAGGAGAACAAACAATGGCTAACCAAATAAAATCATTTCAAGGATATGTAAACCAATCTTTGATGGACGCAGGTAAACACAAGACAGAAGACTACTTAGAGATAATGACTGGGTTGTTTAAACAAGGACACCTAAACATACACCAAGTATTTCTGTTTATGCAGACCTTAATAGTTAGGGCAGAGGATAAGAAAGTAAGAAGTTACTTAGAACTTAACCCAACTATTGCTAATAATGTGCAAGACACAATAGACTATGGATTCGTAACAGAGGATGGAGAGTTAACCCAACACTGTATTGACACTCTAACTAAAGAGGGTTACGCAGATATGTTAGAAACAAAGGAGGTTGTTTAAACATGGCTAAAAGATATGAAATTAAATATCAAGTAGTACGAATTGGATTTGGGGATACTAAAGAGGAGGCTATTGAGGACGCTAAATCTTATGAGGAAAATCCTTATGACAATCCATTAAAAAATGCAGAAGTTATTGCAATAGAGGAGAAAGAATAATGTCAGTATATATAGAGTGCTGTTCAATAAGCACACCTTATCCACCATACAAACAAGCAATAGAATGTGACTGTAAGGAGGAAGAATAATGTTCGCAGTAACAACTAAAGAATGTATGAATAAATATCCTAGCCGAATACAAGATAGTGTAGTTGATGAGGTGTGTACAAGCACAAAGATATATCGCACACACTTTTTAGATTTCGGTAATGGACTAGAACCTATTGAAATGTGTAAAGAATGTTATGAAGATTGGGGTTTGGAATAATGTTTCTAGTAGTAACTAAAGAATGTATACATTGTGGGCAGACAGGTACAGTTATGGTGGATGAAGAAAAATACAGAGAGTTTAAACAGACACCTAAACATTTAAGAAGATTAATACAAGATATTTTTCCCGAAACAAGTAGAGAGTTGCGAGAGCAACTGTTAACAGGGGTACACCCAGAATGTTATGATGATATGTTTAGAGGAGAGGGAGAATAATGGCTAAGTTAGTTATTCACGCATACACAAAAGATGAAAATAATAGATACGAAAATACTTACCAAGAGTTGCTTAAAACAGTAAGCAATTCTTTAGGTGGTTATGTAGCTTGGATTGATG